TTTAATAACTTCCGGTCATAGACATTCGTTTAGATTGCTTTTCCCAATCCAAGCCGCCAAAGTATTGCGGCTGCATCACAACCATATACCCTAAAGCGTCGATAGGATCTTTACTAGCACCTTTTTGTCCATCTTGTCCAGTCCATTCCTTTAAACTATAAATCAAGTTCTGGCAAGACTCATGTACCATCAGTTTTGGGTGGTTTTCACCTTTTACCATTGGTTTTTCTCTATCCCATGACAAAAGATCATTGATTAAAAGCACCCGCTCCTCAATTGGCAGGCCTGCTGCGGGCGTAAATATCAACGGATTGTCAGCCTGACTGAGCAGGTCAAGTACAGTAACGCCGCCGTCCTTAGTGATCGTCTCGGTGCCGGCGGTTCTAGGGTCAATCCAACGGTCCACGATCATCTCGCGCTTGTCCCCGGCAGTCTCCAGGCTCCAGATAAGCTCAGTGTACTCATTCACCCCGCGGCCAGCACCCGCCTTCTGTGCCGGTCCAGCTCGTCCGTCAGCCTTGTCACTAGGCAGCGCCCATTCACCATAGCTTTGGTCGGGCCATTCTCGATAGACCCACAGTATACCGTGCTTGTCTACCCTAGCCCAGAGCATAAACCAGTTCCGCGCCCCAGCCGGATCGACAGCCATATAGTTGCTTCCGTCAGGAACAACGTCCTCCGCGTCACCTTTCCACAGGTTATGGTCACCAAACATGGGGAACTCGGAGCCGGCAGTCTGATCTGCCCAACCATAAGCGCGGATCTTGATGTCGTGGCTAGAGCGCCCCGAAAGCTCCTGCTTCATCCGTTCCCAGTTGTTGTACGGGTTAAGTTCGGTATGATACCAGATACAGGCATGCCGGCCATACAGGTTCTCCGCCATGTAGGGCATCTCACCTTTGGGGACGGTAAGGACGTTGTTATTGGGTAATAACGGACTTTTGCGGGTAGCCGTCACCTTGGCGCTATTGATGTACTCTTTCACCACCTGGGTGTACCCTTGCACCGGGGTAAAGGTGACAATCAGCTTACCCGAGCGAGTAACCAAACGGTAGCGCAGCGTCTCCAGCCAGTTCTGTGGGACAAGTTCGTCACACCAGACGTAGTCTACCTCACCTCCTTCAACGACCTTAATGTCCTGGGCGTAGTTGAGGAACCAGATCTGGTTACCCATATACACGGCAGTATTGTCGCTAAACCCGTTCTTCTGGCTAAAACTAATCTGTGTATGATTAGTACGTTTGATGTTCCGTATCTCAGGCGGCAGGTACTTGTAGAAGACGTTCTGCTGGGCGGACACACTGGTCATGTGGGTCGTGTGCAGGCACCAGATGCGGATGTTCCGCTTCCCGTGACGTTCCTTGATCCAGTCGGGTGTATGTCCGTTAAGGTCAGTGCCAATAAAGGCTTCAGCCATACGTTTGGCTGCGAACTCGGTCTTACCGGAGCGGTTCCCTCCAAGGACGACTAGCTCATTATAGCGGTCTAGCAGCTTATCTGCATCGGGCCAGTGCGGCAGCTCGTGGCCATACCGCATCGGATCGTTCTGCTCAGCCTTAATCTTGTTCTCCCGCATGAGGAAGAGATCAAGCACCTTCTCCGGGCCAATGTTCTCAATCATCTCCAGGCGCTGCCGCTTATTGGGCGCCGGCAACGTCGGATGTTCCTCCAGCTTATAGGCTAGAACTTTCTCGATAATTTCCTGATTTTCTTCATTCATAGTGTTGACGTTTTCCCTACGATGCTCTATATTCCCTGTGTCGTCAAATAACGACCGTGTACCTTCTGCGCCACCTGAAACATCGGACGCACGAGCGACTAAATGGTTCCAGCCATCCCTCTTGGGCTGGATTAAACATCTGCATCGGTCTCAAAGTTGCAGAGTGCTGACAGTCACGCCTACGAGAAGGGCAAGAGTTTCCCGAACGGGTAGCCATCACTCATGACTGTAATTGCGAAACGAACGACGACACTTATACGGATCGTTGATCTCCTTTTTGTATAGTACTCCCCCAAGATAGGCAGTAATGCTGAGTCTTGGGGGTACTATGCTCACTCGCAACTCTCCTTGCCGGATTGTTTATCTCCTCCGGTGAGCAGCTTGCTGCGAGAGTGAGCATCTGGGCGAAGCCTAGTGCGAACGGCAACACGAAGCAAGAGTAAGAGAAAGTCACTAGAGAAGGGGAATATCACTAGTGAGTAAGAACTTGATCACTGAGTAAGCACTCAGCTTAAGAACAGATAATCCACAGTATCGCCAACTCAAACGTGTTAAGCTGCATCTCTTGCGCGTTCACCAGGCTTAAGCACCACTTAAGCGCGATATGGAGAACATAACCTGCGCTTAATGCGAACATAAGCGACTTAAGCTTGCTCTTAAGCTTATCGACTTGTTCATATACCGCCAACTTGTCCTTAAGCGTCATCTTATGCATAGCGTCTTGTTCTTAACCCAAATTTGTTGACCCTGCCGAAAGTTGACGCCTTTCATCCCCACAAAGACCATATCCTCCACGTCTGTCCTTACCCACCGCTTGTTGGGATACAAGTACACGATCTTCTGTTGCGTACTCTCGTTGTGTATCGGTATGTAGCGAGGTTCCGTAACAGGTGGCTCCACAGGTGACGTATCAACGTCAGCGCATGCGATGCCTATCGTTTCGGCCACTTCACCGGGCAGCGTACCATCCAAGAGGTCACTACGATAGATGCGCTTAAAGCTCTTGAAGCACTTACGCTCGATGTAGTCCTCCCCGAGCTTGTATGACGTAGGCCGATACGCGGGGCCCAGGTGCTGCTTAACCGTCTTTTCGCTTAGTGTGTACTTGGTCATAGTACTAACGACGGTACACCACCACGGTGTAGCATGCAAGAAAGGGAAAGGCAGCGCAAGCTTACGCCCAACAAGGGCCAGCTAACCGGGTGTCCCGCACGACGCGCCTCCCCACAGAAACACGTCTATTGCACCCAGCGGCACAACGTGTACACACGCTGCCATGCGCACGGTAGGGCAAGCTACAGGTGTAGGGCAAGAAGAAAGCCCGCTACGCTCCTCTAAGCGCAACGGGCCTTGTGTGGCTAGCGTGCGCCCCAGAAGGGAAACACGGAAGCCGAGGTGTCTTGGACGACGTAGGGGAATGTAGCATGGCGACGGTGATGCGCAAGCGCGAAGGGGGCCAGTTGGCGCAAAAAAATCTGAGGGGGCTGATGCGTCGTCGTCGCCGTCGTAATAACAGGTCGAACCCCCTCCCCCCCGGTCGCCGGTTTCTCAGAGTAGAATCGCCATTCCATATGACGTACATTGTGCATCGTTATGGGCAACCTGCTCAACCGCAGCAGCTTGCAAGGGCGGCCCAAACGTGACGTGCCGGATGCGCCGCTTTGGTGCTCGGCGAGCCACGTTTGACGGGCCGAACAGGCTGCGCAGCGGGCCGCACGGGGCGCGGGCGCGGGCGCGCGGTCATTGCTTGTGCCGTGGAGGTCGTAACGCATTTTAATCCCTACCAAACTAGTCGGGTATTCACCCGCTCTCGCCCGCACTCTCCGCCGCACGCACTCGCCCGCACTCCGCATCACGCTCCGACCGGATCGCCGTCTGCACATCCTCCGCACTCCGCACATTTGCTCCGCACATTGCGCACGCACGCACACACCGGGCACGCACTGCACTCACGCCAAAACTACGCTTTTCTTTTCTTTTTTATTGCGTACGTATCAACGCGTGCTAGTCTCGCCCACGTCAGTACAACCTCAACTCAACTCAATATGACACTCTACTACGTCTTAGATACCACTTACGTCCCCTTTGGTTGCGAGCCTGTAACTCTATCAAACGCCATGCCTTACGCTGAGGCCTCAGGCCACCTTGCATACCTTAAATCGCTGCAGGATGGCGGCGTGTACGAAATGATTGAAGCTTAACCCCAACCCAACCCAACCCAACATCATGTTAAAAACAGATAAACCCTACACGATTCACGAAGGTGCAAAGTCCTTCACCTTCACGCTGCATACTAACACCTTACGCTACAGCCACCGTGGTGTTTTCCATCCTTACGGACGCAAGTGCAGTTTTAATCTAACCTTCACGACACCAAACGGCACGCGTCTTCGCAAGTACTTCTCCGACATCGGTGTAAGCAATCGCGCAGCATTCAATAACGCACTTAGAACCCTTCGAATCTTTGCTCAAGACTAACCAACCCAACCCAATGAACCCAAACGATATGAACTCACTCGAATACGCCGCTTATGTGCGGCTTGCGCTTTTCCTGCTAATGGGCGGCTGCGCAATCATCACCGCATCCCTTTGGCTGTCAGTCTATTTCGACTGGCGCAAAGCAAACCGCGACTAAGTTCCCACACTGCGTCTCTACGGGGGCGCAGTAGGGAGCAAAGACGCTCCGAATAAACACACTACAAAAAACCATATGCAAATCACCCTCTCACAACCCTCAAAAATGCCATGCCAAGGATGGGGCGTTCCCGCGCTCGCATGCAAGACAGGCTCAAAACTCGCACAGGTCGAAGGCTCCGTTTGTCACGGCTGTTACGCCCTCAAGGGCTTTTATCGCATGCCCAACGTGCAGAGAACCTTGCAAGCTCGTTTGGCGCTTATGGAATCGCCCGAATGGGTGCCAGCAATGATTGCCAAGATTCGCGACACGGAAAAGAGCGGTTTCTTTCGTTGGTTCGACAGTGGAGACCTTCAAAGCATCAAAACCCTGAAGGCAATAGTTCGCATTGCCATTGCATTGCCTGAGATTCGCTTTTGGCTGCCAACAAAGGAATACGGCATCGTGAGCGAGTACGTTGAATTGTTCGGCTCATTCCCACCCAACCTTACGGTGCGTCTTTCCGCCTATATGGTGGACAAGGCAGGCCCCAACAGCCTAGCAGAGGGGTTAGGCGTGACCACTAGCGAAGTCTCTTCCACAAGCGGTACGTGTCCGGCACCTACGCAAGGCAACAAATGCGGCGATTGTCGCGCTTGCTGGAATAAGGATGTTCAGACTGTCACCTATCGCCTGCACTAAGCTTATGAGAACCATCAACTGGAAAAAACGCGAACTGATTCGCGACGATCGAACGCAATCAACCTACGATGTCACCACGTACCTTGTCCCAATCACCGGGATTCGCTACATGACTTCGGATATTGCGCATCCAGCTTGGGACGCGCTTAAGAAAACGCTGCCAAAGTATACTGGGAGAGGCCCTTACTTTGAGCACGAATTTATCGGATTTGAGCCAAAGGGAATTCTCGTGAAGGTGACCTATTCAACCGATTAGAATCCCCACAAACGCCCCTAGGTTTCGCGCCTAGGGGCCTGCCTTTGCCTTCGCGCTTCCTTTAACCTTCACAGCTTCAGGCTTTTCGGCTCTTTTTGCGCCGATTCGCGCCCTTTTTTGACGCTTTTTCACCCCCATATTCGCGTCCACACCCGCATCGCGCCTTGCCCAGGCCAGTTTCGGCTCTCAATTCCCTAGGCTAAAAACCTTTTTTGAAATTTGAATTTAGAAAACCAATTTTGATTTTGAAATCCGAATTTGAAATTTGAATTTACAATTTGAATTTGAAATTTGAGTTCGGATAAGCAAAACCAAAAACAAAATACATATGAAAACAGAATACAATCACGGCGGCGCAATCAGTAATATATGGCAAGATCGCAGCGAGTTTCGTTGGGCGAACCGAGCCGGTGAAGGGGCCGAATCCACCTTTGAGCTGGCCGTTCAGGCTGCCGGGGCCGCGCTCACAGCGCCGCTCTGCGCCTATTGTTCCGGGCATCCAATGCCATATCACCCGATAATAGGGTGCACCTGTGGCATGTCGGATGCCGAATTCAATGAAATGTGGAGTGCAATTGTGGACTAAACTTGAACCCTACATACATATGAAAAACCGATACCCCGCAAATTGCAGCGAGTGCTGCACCACCGTGCCCGCTCAAGCCGGCACTCTCTCCCGTGCCCGCCGTGGCGCCTGGACCGTCCTCTGCCCGGACTGCACCGCCGGAGCTGGGCCATCCAGTGACGTCAACGAGGCGCTCGCCTGGTCACGTGGCAACGCTACGTCCTACGGTGTCGTGACATCCTCAGGCTGGCGTGGCATCCGCAATCGGGCTGGGCGCTGTGAGGACGCGCCTTGTTGTGGGTGCTGCACGTTTTAATTCCTACCCATCCCTCGCACTTCCCTCGCAACCTGGCGCAAGCTCTGGATCAGCACCCGGAGCCTCTGCGCCAGCGTGACCTCACGCTTATGCGCCATCACGTACATGCTGCGCCACTTCGCAGCTTCCTGCGCATAGAACTCCGCTTCCTCTTCTAGAGCTGCGCAGTCCTGGCACATAGTTCGCTTTCGAGGCGGGCAATGCGGACGTGCTGCGCTTGGATGACGCGCCAATACCGCTCGGTAAGATCGCGCAGGTCGAGCACCTCATTGGCCAAGTCAATCCCGTTCGGTAAAGCCAAATTTGAATTTTGATTTTCGATTTTGGAATTTGAATTTGAAATTTGAATTTCAGATTCTCCCTGCAAATTCGGAATTGGAGTCGCCATTTTCCACCCCAATCTGGCAAGAGCGTCACTCGTTTTCAATCGTTCCAGCATGGTCTTGTGCTTTCGGCGGCTTAAGGGCCGCCATGAAAGCGGCTGAGATGTCCTGGTTGGTATGCAAGTGCACGTGCTGATGCAACGCATCCGGGGTCTTGTTCTTTTCCAGATTAGCATACTTGTCCAACGTGATCCCCAGTGCCAGCACAGCGTCCTTCGCTGACATCTCGGGCATCAACTCCATCACTCGCTGCGCAGCACCATCTATGACACTTTGCAGCTTCGCCTTCAAGTTCGTATTGAAGTACGCATTACGAAACTGCGAGTCCATGTCGAGCGCGCTTACCTTGATTTCATCCACGCTACGCTCGCTGATACCGAGCTGCATGGCTATCGCACGGCTATGCTGCCCGGTGATGAACAGATCGAGCACTTTCTTCTGGATCTCCGGTGGAATGCCGGCCAAGGCACCCTGTCCGTTCACCTTCTCCATGACTACGCCCGGCACATGCTTCTCTATCTTCACGCCAGAAAGCCCGGCTAGCTGCCTAGCACGGGATTCTGGTGACCGATAGACTGCGTTGCGCTTCTTGCGCTTGGGTGTCTCGCTCATTCTCGTTCGCTCATAAAGGACAAGTCTTCCGCCGTGATGCCGTGGATCTCACCAAAGGCGCTCTCCTTGATAGCCTGAAGCTGCATGTAGTAGTGGTCGGCCTTAAGCGCGATCTTAAGCTGAATGTCAGCTTCAATTTCACGTTCCTTTTTCAAAATTTGAATTTCGGATTTCAATCTTGAAATCTCCTCCTCGGCCTGAAGGAGTAGCATCTCTGTGGCAATCGCGTGTTCTGGTGTCATCGTTGTTTAATATACTCTACTCCTGCTGCGTCGAGAAGCGCATACAAGCGCAACGCCTCCCGTTTCCATGATGTCTTCACCGGCGGCACCGACACGCCAGCGAGCGCCTTCAGCTTGTTTATCGTACCAGCACCAATACCGTACACACTTTTAGGTGTCGTAAACGACCAACGCAACTCATGCATGTTGCTGATGTTGAGCAACTCGATGTACCGCGCCATCTTGAAATCAAGGGGCGCAATCCCGCACCGAGCTTCAACCCGGCGTATCCATAGCTGACGCTTATTCATTGCTGCCATATTTCTTAAGCTCGTGTAGCAGGATGTGCTTGAACGTCTCGCTGCCATCGTTAACCAGCGTGAAGTCCGGGGTGATCCGCTCCTGTTCCGTCTCAGACACATGATCCATCGGATCTACGCCAAACCGTCTAACTCGGATGACGATGCCGCCTTCCTCGCGGATAGCCGCAGCTTCGTTGAGGAAGCGCACGTCGTCGATGACGAGCAGCCTGTCTGGCGGCATGAAGCTCACCCACAACTGCGGGTCATACGCTCGGCCTGCCATACCCAAGTCTTGCAAGAGCTTGCGCCCACGCTCGTCCTTCTCGCCATCCCAGCCCATATAAAAACGAGCAAGCCGCTTGATCTCGTAAGCAAACGAGAACAGTCGGTAGGCAGGGTAGCATTCCTGAACGACCGAAGCTGCGTAACTCTTGCCTGAGCCGGATAGCCCGGTGAAGCCAATGATCTTTGTGCGGAGGATCATTTTTGTGTGCAGGTATGCGTGCAATTACATGTTCCAGCAAAGTAGCGGATCTCTGCAACCCGCCACTTAAAGCCTGCATAAGCAAGCAGCGGGAACAAGATTGCAATGATGATGTACTTAGTTGTGTCGGTCATTTCGCATCCTCCCATTTACCTAGCGTCCGTAGGAATGCCTCTGCACGTTGGCGGGCTGTTGCTCGAAAATACCATTGGTCTTCCCAATTTTTTTCAATTTGACGAGCCATTACCCAAAGCTGATCTTCTGTCAGCGCAGCCTCCGCCTCATGCATAGCGTTGAGGTCGCTACAAAAGTCCATCATTCGCCGTGTATCAGAGCTGTATGGGTGATCCCATAAGCCTGTTACTTCGGTGATCCGCTCGTTTATTTGTTCGTCGGTCATTTTGCCTCCTTCGTTGTCAGTTTATACGCCTGCGCCAGCACAAGGTCAGCGTCGAGCAGTGCAGCCCGGTCGTTAGCAAACGCCGAGTGAGCGTCGTAGTGCCGTAGCAAGCAGTGCTTAAGCTGCTCGATAGCGGATGCAGCTTGGGCCAAGACGTGCTTGTACATGAGTAGTTCGTTTTGCGCGTCCATTAGTTGTACTTGTGCCATTTGTTATTTTGATTCACGCCCATCCGACGAAGAGCAGTTCTGTGCTCGTAGCCGATGCCAATGAGCGCATCAACCATCTCCTCGTCAGTAGGACACACTTCCTTGCGAAAAGTGGAAGGATGTGCGCGGAGCCACATGTCTAGCTCAGGCCACCGGTTCGGCACCGTCTTGTCGGCGAAGTAATCCCACCACACAATCTGCGCTATGAAGACCTGCATCTTCACCGGCAACTCCATAATTCTGCTGCGCCACTCCCGTGGATCGATCTTGCGTAAGCGCGCCACCCAGCCGTTTGATTGTCTCTGCCTGTTTCTGATTCTCATCTTTTAGTCGTTTGTTTTCTTGTGTTAACACATGGATCTTCTCCATGAGGTTGTCGATTAGTTGAGCACTCATTCTCTGTCGAGGATAAAGCTCAGGGCCAAAGCTATGATGCTCAACACAGCAATAGCAACCTGAATTTTAGGTGGGTTCTTCATTTTTCTTTGCGTCGCAGTCTTCGCAGATCCAGTCATCAAACAAATCTTGCGTCAGCCAGATGCCACAGTCTGGGCATGTGGGCAGCTCTGCCAGCGGATCGCTGTCGCCAGGGTAACCTGTGCTGATCATTTGCTGTTCTCCTTTAGCTTCAATCCACGCACTAACCCCTTCATGGCTTCCACGCCAAGTGATTGCGTGTAAATCCAACTAGCATCTCTTCCGTAAATCCTTTTGAATAAACGGACATACTCATCCTTTAAGGCGTCTCTTTTTGCGTAGACATGCCTTAAATTTTCCGTAGCTGTCATCGGTCACCCCTCCATTCTTGCATGGCTGACACAGCAAACGCTGCGCTGGCCCAAAATAGGATGAGCAATACAATGGCCTCCCATAGCTCTTCAGCAAAATACGCGATGGCAAGTCCGTCAAAGACGGCGAGAGTAGCAAAGCCCCAGAGGTATGGGACGGCTTTGTTGGAGTTGTCAGGTTCTAGTTTCATGTAACTTTGGTAGTGTTTATTCATTGTAGAATGTTGCTGTCTTGCCTGTAAAGCGTAAGTTTGCGCTCACGCCGCACGGACCGTTTCGTTGTATGGGTATCCCAATCTCGCGGAACTCTGCGTCATCGGAGAGCTTCACAACCATCACGGCTGTAGCGTCTTGTCCGATTGCACGACTTTCGCGAGCTTTACCCTGCTCATTTAATTGCGTAATCGAGATGACTAAGCAACCTAATTCAATGCCAAGCAGTCGCAGACTTCGGCTAACCTCGGCCACCTCACGCTCACGGCTGCTATCCTTGCCCAGGTCGCAGCGCACAAGTTGGATGTAGTCCACGAACAGCACGCCGAGACCGTCCGGGGACTTCGCCATAGCCCGTGCGGTGGCGCAGATGTTGGCGATATCATAGAGGTCGTCGCGCACCACCAAACGGCTGTTATTGAGCTTCTGGATGGCACTGTGGACGCCCCTGATGTCACGCTCATGCTTAGCACCTTCAGCGAGCGCACGCAGACTGACGTTGCCTAGCCGGGCGACGAGCCGGTCGATGATCTGGTTAGCTGGCATCTCAAGCGAGATGACGAGTATTCCTTTGTTCATTTAGTAATGTGGTAAAAGCTAACGCTGCGCAGGCAGGCACAACGCCGTTTCCGAGTAACCGCATCCTGTCCACCCAATCGGGACCCCCATCATCCATTCGCAGTAAGATGGGTTCAGTCGTCCCGTTTGCCCAGTCCGCTCCTGGGCTACTGCGCACAGGTAGCTTCTGTTGTTCATGTGCTGATGGCTCTTGCTTCCAAGTGGACCACAACCTTTGTATTCGCTCGCTCTGATCGTGGGCCATAACCCACACTCTTTTGCGCCGCTGAACCGCCCCGCATTCAGACGCTGAGAATATTCCCCACGACACTTTGTAACCCATTTCTTCCAGATCGCTGATAACAGTGGAGAGTCCCAGCGTAATATGTCCTTCGACGTTCTCAAATAGGCAAACTCTTGGCTTGAGAATAGCGATGCCTTTAGCAATGTGCGGCCACAAGTGTCGTTCGTCTTCTGTCCCGAGTCGCTTTCCTGCTGCACTGAAGGGCTGGCAGGGATAGCCTCCAGTAAGGATGTCCACTCGGTCTCGAAAGATTTCCCAAGGGAAGGTTTTAAGATCCGTCCAAACAGGTGCTGGGTCCATGAGTCCCGCTTCCATTTTTGCAACCAAGTTCGCAATGGCGAAGGCTTCGATC